TGCAGACTTATTATCATTTCTTCCTATTTCAAACAAATCTCCACAACTTTGGGCAGTCAATGTTTGGCTTGTAGCTACTGTAACAGCACTTCCATTAACATACCATGTTAAAGTCCCGCTACTATTAGAACATACTAAATGATACCATTCATCATTTTCAAATAAATCAAGATTGTCAGTCGTCGTTCTTACATCTCCACTACCATTTTCATAAGTTGTATATATCTCTTGGTTATACACAGATAAAGTAAAATGAGCAGTATTACTATCTCCAAATGTTATAAGAGCATTATTTGTGGTGTCTGTAGCATTTGAGCAACTGAACCACAAACTTAACGAAAAAGTTGCAATACTATGAGTATTAACTCCACAATCCACATAATCATTCGTCCCATCGAAATCAAGTGAATAGGTATTGGTAAAACCAATATAAGAGGCAGAGGTTAAACTATTGCCAAGTCCGAGCATTAAAATGTACCCTGATAAGCCACAACAGAACCGGTTGCTAATGTGAACGCAGTCCATTGTCCGTAAATAACCGCACCCTTAGGAAATGTATTGCTGGTGTCTATTGCATCACCATTACCGCCGGCTGTGCCTATAAAATCAGCACTATTAGGCGTTATGGTGGTAAATGTGGAATCTTCTAAAAATTGAATTGCTACAACCTTCTTTGCTGTGACTGCCGTTGTCCCATCCTCAAATATTGCACCCGCTTGTCCCAGTCCGAGATTCTGCGCTTCAATTACTGCAAATTGTCTTTGTGTTGCCATCTTGTATTTCTCCTTCCAGCGACTTACCGAGCATGGCTGATCTCATGGTCGCTGATGGTGTTATTTTTTCTTTGGTTTTTTCTTCAACTTGCCACCGGATTCAGAACATTCCTCAAACCGTGATTTCCACGATTTTAAATCATGCAGATTCGGATTGTATTTAACAATCACGCCATTTGGCTTTTTGAAAAATCTGTCCTTTGCCATAAAATTCCTTTGACTATCAGGGCGGGAATTAACCCGCCCATAAGTCTGTTAATGATTAATTAAGAAACGTCGGTTAAGATATATACACCGTAAGTATCTTTGATTTCAATCTCACCCCAGAACCCAACGGCTGTGTAATTGGTTTTACGAGCAGGTTCATCACGTTGTGGACGGATTCTAAACAATCCTTCTGCGCCTACACCAAGTCCAATAGCACCCTTGGAGAACGCAAATCCTGCTGCATCACCACCAGAAGCAACATCTTCATCAATCTGGTCTGACCAGTAGATGTTAAAACCGGCAAATGTAGCTACATAGCCTGTTCCAAACGCCTCTTCACCTTTTGTGCCAAAGAGCGTTCCCGGCTTCGAATCTGTACCTGTAACCGGAACATCATGCAGCAAGCTGATAATGCCCTTAGAACCCCACACCTGTTTAGGTGATAAAACAAGGTTGTAAGGCATCGGAGCGCCTGCTGCCCGTAATTGACGCATTGATCCAAACAGATGTGATAATGCCAGAGCTGTTCCTGCGGCAGATTCTGTCTGTGAAAACGTTTTACCGAGTTCAACGAGGTCATCGTCCAGCTTGGCTGCAACTGCATTGCCTAATGCCGGTCCAACATTATTTGAAAGGTTATCGCCCGATCCCATCTGCACAAGATCACCAACGTCTGCTTCAATGACGTGTTCTGTGACCGTTGCTGTCCTTGCAGCGGTAGTTATCGCCACAGCAGTTGTAGCTGTTGCTTCGGTTGCTGCTGTTACATGACCCGATGTGAGTTTAGTCCAATCCGAGAACTGAACATGATTTGTTCCCATTACTGCCTGTTTAACTGTGACAAGCGGGTACATAACGTTTACGTGATTAAAAGCAATCACCGCATCACCTATCGTACGCCCAAGTCCACCAGCGGCGGTTGTCGTGTTTGTTAATGCCATTTCATTTATCCATTTTGCCTTCCATCAACTGTCAAAAGACCTTCAGGTAAGGCGTTAATTCTTACGGGATTTTAATGTCCCTTTTCCATAACCACTGAAATAACCAACAGAAGATTTAATAACAGGTTTACCTTCGAGCCTTCTGGTTGTGCGTTCTTCCAACTCGTCAATATATTCCATATAACGAATTTTTTCGCCCTTGCAAGTCGTTTTCACGTCACCATCCGGCAATACTTCATGTGTCAAATCATTGTTTGGGTCATAATCTGTACCTAAAAACTTTGTTTCAGTACCCAACCTTAATTCCTTGAGATTCTAATGAATTATTAGCCTTGACATAACCCTTCGGGTCTTTTGCCGCCCATTCTTCATAAGAGGCATATCCGCCAAATTCAGCTTTCCCGTCGATCTTACGCTTTGCCGGTGATCCGTCAACCTTGAAAGGACTTCCCTTCACGGTCTGCTCTTTCTGTACGTGCTTTTCAAGATTATCAAGCGATAAGCCTGCATATATATCCCTGTCATCTTCCGGTATTTCAGTTAATAAAGATTCACGCCTGGATGTCTTATAATCGTCCCATTCCTGGACTTTGGTCGCCGCCTTTTCCAAAGCTGCTTCCTTTTCCGCCAAAAGCTCTTTTAACTGTCCCTCTTCCTTCATCTTTGATTCCCGTGCCTTCGTTTGCTTTTCTTCCAGCGCAGAAAACTTGGACTTGAAATCGGAAAAATCGTCCTTCAGCTTCTTATAGACTCCATACGGAATCGAGTTAGAATCAGAGTTTTTACCCTCTGATGAGGTGGCAGGATTGATGTCGCTGTCCTGTCCAGCGTTTTCCTGATTAACGACATTTGGATTGTCGGTAACCTGTTTTGAGTCAGTAGGATTGACTGCCATAACTTAAAGTACTCCTTTAATTAAATACAATTAATTTCTTTCCTTGAATATGATATTGTCCTCTTTGTCGTATGAAATTGGCACTAATTGACATTGACAATTCGCACGACAGACAGAAAAACCGGACTTCGGCAGACCGATAGTTTCAAAATATTCCATTGTCCCGGTGATGCCTGCCCGCACTTCACAATCCGGACATACATTCACACCGGCTGTTTTCCAAAGCCTGTGGTCTAAGCCTTCATCCTGGAATACACCGTTTGTCGCTGCGTTGGATACATTCTCCACGCCATTCCTGACAGACGATGCCGCACCATTACGAAATGCACCGAATATGCGTCCTTTATTATCCAAATCAGATTGTAAGACCGCTGCAATGCGTTCTGGTGTCATGCCGGTTATTACCATCTGGTCAACAGCTTCCTCTAAATCGACAATGAAATGATCCACCGTTGCAGAGATAGATATGCGTACCGATTCCCGGACTTCTTCGTAGGTTAGAGGCATTATATCGCCTTGCCTATTTTCAATTTCTTGTTCAATCGCAATTTCATTTCCTTGCGTAATTTCTTCTGCACTCGCTTACCCACGCCATACCATTCGCGTTTAGGCAGACCATCACCGGTATTATGCACCACACCGACAACAATTCTGTTTACACCATCACGCCCTTTCGGAACCTGCACCTTTGCCTCTGGTCTGGCTTTTGTAGCGTGTGGTTTGACATATACGCCCTTCATCATGCCTTTTGCCCACAAAGGTGTTAATGGATAGCCTCTCCTCTTTTTCTGGCGTTTGGTGGATTCTGCCAGTGGATGGAAGGCTCTGCCGTCAATATCTTTGCCCGATCCAATGCCGTCAATAATATCTTTAGTTATCACCTGCGCTGCGATGTTCACTTCCGGTGATAGGTTCAGCTTATTCCAGTCAATACGCTTGATATGTGTAACCTTATTTTGAGGCATTAATCAGCATTTCCGCTTTTTTCTCGCCCAACAGGATCGCATCATTGATGACATTCTCCTGCGCTTCCCAAAAGTCCATTAAGACTGATGTCAGATATTCTTTTTTCTGAATCGTATCCATCGATAAAAGGTCTTTCAAATCGACCGCCTGTAAAATCTTTTCACTCTCTTCCGTGATTCCATCCTTCAACCTGTCAATATCAGACAGGTAATCTTTGAGTATCTGCTTCGCCAT